AATTACGTTAGACTTTGAGACTTACTATAGTAAAGAATATTCATTAAGTAAGTTAACTACTGAGGAGTATATCCGTGACCCAAGGTTTGAGGTCATTGGTATAGGCATTAAACTTAACAATCAAGAAACGGAGTGGGCAAGTGGAACACACGAAGAACTTAAAAAATACTTACAAACATTCGATTGGGAGAAATCTATGGTGCTTGCTCACAATACTATGTTTGACGGTGCTATTCTTAATTGGGTCTTTGATATTAGTCCTAGGGTGTATACCGATACTTTGTGTATCTCCCGTGGTGTTCACGGGGTGGAAAGTAGCAGTAGTCTCAAGGCATTGGCTGAAAATTATGATATCGGAGCAAAAGGCACGGAGGTCATACAAGCGATCGGCAAGAGGCGAAAGGACTTTACGGAAAGTGAATTAGCAGACTACGGAGACTATTGTATTAACGACGTAGATTTGACGTACAAGTTATTTACTATAATGGCTCAAGGGTTCCCCAAGAAAGAGTTTAAACTTATTGATGCTACATTACGTATGTTTATAGAGCCTATCTTAGATTTGGACCTAGCAATGTTAGAACAACATCTCATGGAAACACGTGACAGTAAGGACGAACTGCTTACAGCGTCAGGCGTGACTAAAGAAGATTTGATGAGTAACCCCAAGTTTGCAGAGGTTCTTAAAACTCTTGGTGTCGAACCACCTATGAAGATAAGCCTTACCACTGGTAAAGAAACATTTGCATTTGCTAAGTCCGATGAAGAATTTAAAGCATTAGAGACGCACCCCGACGAAAAGGTGCAAGCGTTAGTGACTGCAAGGCTTGGAACTAAATCTACATTAGAAGAAACAAGGACTCAAAGATTTATAGACATAGCTAAACGTGGTCTCCTGCCAGTCCCAGTCAAATATTACGCAGCACACACTGGGCGATGGGGTGGAGACGATAAGATAAATTTACAAAACCTACCAAGCAGAGGTGTCAATGGTAAGAAACTCAAACGAAGTATCATTGCTCCCGAGGGTTACACTCTTATAGATGCTGACTCCTCACAAATAGAGGCTAGAGTTTTGGCTTGGCTCGCCAACCAAGATGATTTGACTGAGGCATTTACTAATGGTGAAGATGTGTATGTTAAGATGGCATCACGTATTTATGACAAGGCAGAGGAAGATATAACAAAGGACGAGAGATTTGTAGGTAAGACCACGATATTAGGTGCTGGCTATGGTATGGGAGCACTGAAGTTCCAATCACAGTTAAAGACGTTTGGGTTTGATATGGAGATAGAGGAAGCACGGAGGGTTATAAAGATTTACCGTGAGACTAATTGGAAGATAGACAAGTTATGGCGTGATGCACAACAGATTCTCGTTTCGTTAAATAATAACGAATTACCTATGCGATTAGGTCGTGGCAAAGTCTTGGTAACTGTGCCCAAAGAGAATGCTATACAACTGCCGTCGGGATTACTTATGCGATATGAAGATTTAGACTTTGAACAAGGCGAGATGGGTATAGAGTTTAGCTATAAAACTAGACGAGGTCGCACAAGAATATATGGTGGTAAGGTTGTGGAGAATGTTTGCCAAGCTATAGCACGTTGCATAATTGGTGAACAGATGTTAAAAATAAACAAGAAGCATCGAGCCGTTTTAACTGTGCATGACTCGATAGTTTGTTGTGTTAAGGACGAGGAAGTAACAGATGCACAGAAATATATAGAGGAATGTATGCGTTGGACACCCGACTGGGCAGATGGTCTGCCTATAAACTGTGAATCGGGCACGGGCAAAACTTATGGAGATTGTGAATGAGTGATGAGTATGAGATGGTTATAGGATTATACAAACAAATGGTAACTGTTAGAGATGATTTTTTGCGTTGCCCCGAATGTGATTCATCAGAGTTAGTTATAAACACATCGAGTGTAAACAAAGGGACAGTATTTAAAAACGATAGTGTTGTTATCGAGTTTTCTTGTAACGAATGTTTATCAAATATGACACTTGGTTTGTTTAATGACAATGTTGGGGCACCTGAACCTATTGCACGGATAAACTGGGTACAGAAACATGTCCCTCACAAAAAGACTGTTTTAGATGAATTAAAAGATCTTTCTATAACAGGTTATAGTCGTCAACTAAAAGAATATAATGATAAGTATGGTCTATGGGATCATAGGATAGGTGAACCCTTACCTAAAGGTGTACCACCTTTTCAACCCGAAGATTACCCAAAAAAAGAAGAAGTCAAAGACAATGTAATACATGTGCCAACATGGGCTAAGAATGGGAAAGATAAATGAGTATATCGCCTTGGTCATTTAGTAGGATAAAGTCTTTCGAGCAATGTCCAAAACAGTTCTATCATTTAAAGATAGCAAAGGACTATGTCGAATCCGAGACTGAGGCTATGCGTTATGGTACGGAGGCTCACCTAGTGGCTGAAGAGTTTATCGGTAGCGATAAGCCGATACCTAAAAAGTTTAATTACATGAAACCAGTGCTTGAGGCTCTTAAAGCTAGAGACGGAGAGAAACATTGTGAGATGAAGCTAGGACTCACACAGGATCTTGAGCCGTGTGACTTCACGTCAAAACACGTTTGGTGGCGTGGTATAGTTGACCTTGTAATTATTAATGGTGATATGGCTTGGATCATAGATTACAAGACAAGCAAGTCAGCTAAGTATGCAGACAAAGGTCAATTAGAATTAATGGCACTTGCTACTTTTAAATATTTCCCTAAAATAAAGAAGATTAATGCAGGGTTATTGTTCGTTGTATCTAATAACTTTATAAAACAAACTTATACAGACGATATGATCCCTGCATTATGGAAAAAATGGCTATCTAATTATTCACGTATGGAGATAGCACATAGTAATAATGTTTGGAACGCACATCCAAGTGGACTATGTAAAAGACACTGCGTAGTTCTCGAGTGCATACATAACGGGAGTAACTAATGGCTTACACTAAATCGCCTAGACCTTACAAAAAAGAATATAAGAAACAAGTAGAAAGAAACGAACACCCTAACCGTATGGAACGTCAGAAAGCAAGACGTGCTTTAGATAAGAAAGGTGTTAAGCGAAAGGGTAAAGACGTTAGCCACAAGAAAATGTTAAGTAAAGGTGGTAGTAACAAAGACGGGTATTTTCTAGAGAGTCCGTCGAAAAACAGAAGTAGAAACGGAAAGAAGAAGAAAAAGGCTTGATTTAAAGCCCGTACAGCCACGAAACAAAAGTCCCGTGTGTGATTGTACCCTAGAAAAGTGACGAAAAACGCAGATTTTATCTGTTGCAAAAGGAGAAGACATTGGAAGTAGTTAAGCAGAAGTATACCTTCACGGGTAAGTACAAACCGTTCGCACATCAACGCAAGACGGCACTATTCTTTACACAACATAAGAAATCATTTTGTTTTAACGAGCAAGGCACGGGCAAGACGGCTAGTGCAATATGGGCATCAGATTTCTTGATGCAACAAGGCAAAGTAAATCGTGTTTTAGTTATATGCCCATTATCTATTATGGATAGTGCATGGCGAAATGATCTGTTTGACTTTGCTCCACACAGAACTGTTGCTGTAGCACATGGCGAATCTAAAAAAAGAAAGTCTATAATTGAACAAAACACTGATTACGTAATTATTAATTATGATGGTGTAGAGATAGTATCAGAGTCAATTAAGAATGGTGGGTTTGACTTAGTAATTGTAGATGAGGCTACACACTACAAAAATGCACAGACCCGACGTTGGAAAACACTAAATAAACTATTACATGATAACACGTGGTTATGGATGATGACAGGCACGCCAGCGGCCCAAAGCCCAGTGGATGCTTATGGTTTAGCAAAGATGGTAAACCCAACGGCAGTCCCAAGGTTTGGTGGTACGTTTAGAGATATGGTTATGACTAAGATAACTAATTTTAAGTGGATACCAAAAGAAAATGCAACTAATACTGTGTTTAAAGTATTGCAACCAGCAATTCGGTTTACGAAGGATGAATGCCTTGATCTACCGAGCATGACATATGTAAAGCGAGTTGTAGAACTTACTCGACAACAAAAGAAATATTATGAACAACTAAAAAAGAAATTGATATTGCAGATTACGGGAGAGCAAGTAACTGCCGTAAATGCCGCAGTGGGTATGAACAAGTTACTACAAATATCTGCTGGTGCAGTATATACAGATGACGGTGCCACATTAGAGTTTGATATAAAGCATAGATATAAAGTGTTGAAAGAGGTCATTGACGAGTCAAGTCAAAAGGTTCTTGTGTTTGTACCATTCAAACATGCAATAAATATAGTGACAGATAGACTAAGAAAAGATGGTATATCTACAGAGATAATACAGGGAAGTGTGAGTGCATCAGCACGTACAAACATATTCAAACAGTTTCAAGAAGCATCGAGCCCACGGGTTCTGGTAATACAACCAGCCTCTGCGGCACACGGTGTCACGTTAACAGCCGCTAATACAGTAGTGTGGTGGTCCCCAGTCAGTTCGTTAGAGACTTATGCTCAAGCTAACGCACGTGTACACAGGTCTGGACAAAAGCATAAATGCACGGTTGTGCAGCTACAAGGTTCTGACGCAGAAAAACACGTTTACAGACTGTTAGATAACAGAATAGACATCCACACAAAAATTACTGATCTTTACAAAGAAATACTTGACTAAGTAATACATAGTCACTATATATAATGTATCAGTATCATAAGGGAGAATAATATGACTGAAGACGACAAAGTGTCGGTAGATAAACTGACTGGGACGTTTATAAAAATAAGAAACGCACGTGCTGTTTTATCTGCTGAGTTTAAAGAGAAGGATGCCATTCTTGTTGCACAACAAGATACGCTCCGACAAGCACTACTCGATTATTGCACAGAGCAAAACGTTGAGAGTGTAAGAACTTCTGAGGGATCGTTTTTTAGAACGACTAAGACAAAGTTTTGGACAAGTGACTGGGAATCCATGTACGAATTTATCATGGAGAATAAGGTTCCTGAGTTTTTTGACAAACGTCTTAATCAGACTAACATAAAACAGTTCCTCGAAGATAACCCCGATCTGATGCCTAAAGGGTTGAATCAAGATACGGAATATTCAATAGTAGTGAGGAAGAAATAATGACTGGAAAATACGTACCAATCGAAGATGTGGCGAAACACTTCTCTGTTTCCATATCAACAATCCGTGCATGGGTTCGTCAACAAGACATACCACAAGACACTTACATAAAAGTAGGTAGTACTTATAGGTTTTGTATTGATGATGTAGCGGATGCACTAACTAAAGCAGAGAAGAAAAAAGAGGAGCCCGTGCTTATGGAAGCAGGTGCTATTAACTTTGACGATGACATATAAGGGAGATTTAGAATGTCAAATAACTTATCTATGAATTTTAAGATTGATAATGTGGAGGCTATGTGGCCTCGAATAAACCGTACATATAAGTACGATAGCACGGAGCAAAGATCAGTTCCTTGTAATCCGACCGATGAAGGTTCTGCATATACATTGCAGTTTCGTATGTCCGAGGAACAAGCAAAGGCATTATATAAGCAAATGAAATTAGCTTATGAGTCGAA